GTGGGAACTACACGTTCCTTCTTGATAAGGACGTGAACTTCATTCGAGAAGCTTACCCGTCCATATCGACTACTGGCTTGCCAAAGTACTACGCAGAGTTTGACGGCGATGTGCAGTCAACAAACTCTCCGGGTCACTTTATCCTTGGGCCGACTCCGAACGCCAGTTATAGCGTTGAGCTTCACTACTACTTTGATCCGCCGTCGATTGTTGATTCCGGCACATCTTGGCTTGGCACCAATGCAGAAGAGGTCTTGCTGTATGGAAGCTTGATCAATGCTTACATCTTCATGAAAGGTGAGCAGGATGTCATGGCTGCCTACCAGCAATCATACGACAATGCACTTCGCCGCCTTGTGACCCTTGGCGAAGGACGCCTGAAGCGCGACAGCTACCGTGACGGTGAGCCAAGGATCAACATGTAATGTTTGAGGTCAAGCTAAGCATTCCACGCGATGAGCCTGTTGTCTTAGTAAAGACAACTCACAACCGTGGCTTCACGCCAGAAGAATTGGCGGAGCAGTGCGTGAATCGAATTGTGTCTGTCTCCGATAGCGCGCATCCGGGGATTCGAGATCAGGCTCGCGCATTTCAAAGCCACATTGAAACGCTTGTGGCGAGCTATATGCGGCAGGCTATTCGCAGCGACCGCACAACTGTGTATAATGCGCTGATCGATGCTGGCCATCCAGAACTGGCCGAACTCATAAGGAGACTCTGACATGGCCTTCACTGGCAACTTTATGGCTACGTCCTTCAAGCAGGAAGTCCTGCAGGGAGTGCACAACTTTACTAACGGCACGGGCAACACTTTTAAGCTCGCGCTATACACCAACAGTGCCTCATTCACGGCTGCAACGACAGCATACACTTCCTCAAACGAAGTGAGTGCTTCTGGGTCGTATTCGGCAGGTGGTGGTGCTTTGACAAATGTCACTCCGACTACCAGTGGAACGACAGGGTTTGCTGACTTCAACGATCTAACATTTACCTCGGCCACCATCACGGCTCGCGGCGCGTTGATCTACAATGACTCTGCTGCTGGTGATCCTGCTGTTGTTGTTTTGGACTTTGGGTCTGATAAAACCTCAACGGCTGGTGACTTCACTGTTGTCTTCCCAACGGCAGACGCATCGAACGCCCTTATCAGGATCGCCTAAGACATGACAGATGTCGTCGTCCCCTTTAGCGGCTGGGGCCGAGCGGGGTTCGGCGAACTCGCTTGGGGCGAAGGCAGCGTTGCTGTTGGCTTTGCCACGGGCGAAGTCGGCAGTGTTGCAGTTACTACAACTGAAAACATATCTGTCAGCGTTACGGGCGTATTCGGGACGGGTGAAGTCGGAACGGTAACTGTTGAAGCGGATGCCAGTGTTTCGGTCACAGGCGTCTTTGGAACAGGGCAAGTTGGCAACGTTACCGTTTCTGAGGGAGCTGGTGTTACGGTAAACGTCACGGGCGTTGAAGCAATTGGTGAGGTTGGAACCGCAGGAGTTCAGGAGTCCGTTTCGGTAAGTGTTACCGGGGTTGAGGCGACTGGCAATGTCGGAAGCGTTGCCGTCATTGGCGCTGCAAACGTTAACGTTACTGGCGTTAGCAGCACTGGGCAGGTCGGTCAGGTTACCACCATCTGTGATGCCAATGTCTTTGTAATTGGCGTTTCAGCTACAGGATTGGTCAAACCTGTGCTAGTGTGGGGCAGGATTGTCCCAGACCCCGGAACTGTTTATACTGAGATTACACCCTCAGTCGGCACCATCTGGACTGAAATCGCGGCGTAAGGAACCAAAATGCCAAGTTCATATACTCAGACAGGCATAGAGCTGATTGCCACTGGTGAACAGTCAGGCACTTGGGGCTCGACCACAAACACCAACCTGCAGATCATCGACCGCTTGACCAACGGCGTTGGTGCAATTGCACTTTCTGGAACGACACACACACTGACGACAACTGATGCAACGTTGTCTGACGGACAGTATGCGGTTCTGGTCTTTGGTGGGAGCCCGAGTGGCACTAACACGGTAACCATCTCTCCCAATGACGGACAGCATTTGTATGTTGTTAAGAACTCCTCGGGACAGAGCGTGGTTCTGACGCAAGGCTCGGGCGGAAACGTCACTGTAGCCAATGGCGACACAAAAATTGTATACAGCGATGGCGCTGGTGCAGGGGCTGCCGTGGTAGACCTTACCGCTGACCTTGCCATGTCGAGCGTCAACATCACGGGCGGTTCGATTACTGGGATCACCGACCTCGCTGTTGCGGATGGCGGTACTGGGGCGTCGTCTGCATCTGCCGCGCGCACGAATCTTGGGCTTGGAACTGGAGACAGCCCGACCTTTACTGCAGTCACTGCTGGGCAGGTTGACATTACGGGGCAAGGCGATCTGCGCCTTCAAGACACGACCGGCGGTCAATACGTTGCGCTCCAGGCTCCGGGCACTGTCTCCGCCAGCTACACCCTGACGCTGCCTGCGGCTGACGGAACGAGTGGTCAAGCGCTTGTGACCGACGGTTCTGGAAACTTGAGCTTTGGCAGCGCTGGAATTTCAACGGGCAAGGCCATCGCCGTGGCCCTCGTGTTCGGATAAGGAGATAGGCTGTGGCAAACCCGAATATCGTTAACGTCACCGCGATCTACGGCAAGTCCGCCGTGGTCGACCTGACGACGACCAACGCGACGCTTGTCGTCGAGAACACTGCCGCGAGCGGTAAGGTTCTGAAGATCAACTCACTGATCATCTCGAACGTGGACGGTACCAATGCCGCCGACATCACGGTTTCGCTCTACAGCGAGGACAACATCGGCGGCACGGCCTCGCAAATCGTCAGCACAGTCTCTGTTCCGGCAGACTCCTCGCTCGTGGTCATTGACAAGAACACCTCGATCTATCTTGAGGAAGACAAGTCGATTGGTGCGACGGCGGGTTCCGCAAGCGACCTCAAGGTCGTAGTGAGCTATGAGGAAATTTCGTGACTTTAGGAGGCTAGTATGGCTACGTCCCAAGGCGGCTACGTCAACGGCGGCTTTGACCTTCTGAAGGCCCCCGACGCCCCGACCATCACGTCTGTCACGACCGACATCGGAACCATGTCCGTGGCCTTCACCGCGCCCGCCAACCCCGGCGGAAGCGCGGTCACGGGCTATACGGTCACGGCCATCGACGAAAGCACCGGGGCATCCGTCGGCGCGACGGGGTCGGCGTCTCCGATTAGCATTTCCCCCGGCGGCGGTACGTTTAAGGTTCGCGCGGCGGCTTCCAACATCTATGGGCCGGGGCGGGTATCGGAATTTGATACGGGGAATGTGGTGTTCTCTGGGGCGGAGTTGTATGCTTGGGGTTTAAACAGCGCGGGCCAAATTGGTGACGGCACTGTCGTAAACAAATCCAGCCCTATCCAGATCGGTTCTTTGACTACTTGGGCGCAAATTTCCGCAGGGTCTTACAACTCTTCGGCAATTAAGTCCGACGGTACGCTGTGGTCATGGGGAATTAATAACGCTGGTCAACTCGGTGACAGCACCATTGTGAGTAAGTCTAGCCCAGTTCAGGTTGGAGCTCTAACAAACTGGAGCCAAGTCTCTGCCGGTGACAACCACTGCGTATCAATTAAAACTGATGCGACTCTTTGGGCTTGGGGCAGCAACAACTTCGGGAAACTTGGTGACGGTACTGTTAACAACAAATCCAGCCCTGTTCAAATTGGGGCCCTGACAAATTGGTATCAGGTTTCAGCTGGAACCTTGCATACCGCTTCTGTCAAGACTGATGGAACATTGTGGACATGGGGCTCAAACAACAACGGGCGTCTGGGAATTGGGAGCGCCATTAACCGTTCCAGCCCTGTTCAAGTTGGGGCCCTCACTGATTGGTATCAGGTTTCGTGCGGGACAATTCATACTGTCGCGGTAAAAACTAACGGGACTTTTTGGGCTTGGGGCGCTAACGGATACGGTCAGCTAGGCGACAACACCGTTACTAGCCGCTCCAGTCCAGTTCAGGTTGGCGTCCTGACAAACTGGGCGCAGGGTTCTGCTGGGAATGAGTTTACGGTAGCTGTCAAAACTGACGGTACGTTATGGGCTTGGGGGAAAGATAATCAGGGGTCTCTTGGGCAGGGGTCTCTTGTAAATAGATCAAGCCCTACTCAGGTTGGTTCTTTGACAAATTGGCGTCACGTTTCAGCGGGTTTTTTCTATAGTGTGTCCGCGACAAAAACAGACGGCACTCTTTGGGCATGGGGCAATAACTCAAACGGAAAACTTGGTGACGGGACAACAGCCAACAAATCCAGCCCGGTTCAAGTTGGTGCCTTGACAAGTTGGTACGAGGTTTCATCTGGGCAAAATCAAACCCTCGCCCTCTACGGAGTAACCTAAATGCCGAATTTCTCCGCAAAATGGGGCTTGATGGAGCAACTGCAGGCCGTGGCCGCAGGGACGTGGACGGGGATTCCGACGTATGCGTTGTATGGGTGGGGGCTGAACAGCTCTGGGCAGCTCGGAGACGGCACTGCTTCAGACAAATCAAGTCCCATTCAGGTTGGCACGCTTGCAAATTGGGGCCAAGTGTCCGCTGGAGGTGGTGTGACTTCATCAATTAAGTCAGACGGCACTCTTTGGACTTGGGGGTCTGGTGCTCAAGGTCAGCTTGGCGATAACACAATTGTCAGCAAGTCTAGCCCCACTCAGGTTGGAAGCTTAACAAATTGGTCTCAGGTTTCGGCCGGGGCAGGCCATGTAGCGGCAGTTAAATTGGACGGAACGCTTTGGATTTGGGGAAGCAATTCATCAGGGGAATTGGGGGATGGAACTGTTTCAAACAGATCAAGCCCCATTCAAGTCGGGGCTCTTACTAACTGGTCTTTTGCCTCAGGGGGATCAAACTTCACCCAAGCAATAAAGACTGACGGAACTTTGTGGGCTTGGGGTCAGAATAATTTCGGCCAGCTTGGTGCAAGCATTAGCACATCCTATAATAGGTCAAGTCCTGTTCAGGTGGGTGCCCTTACCACATGGGCAAAAGTTTCCACCGGACGCAGTCATGCTCTTGCGGTAAAAACTGATGGGACGCTTTGGTCTTGGGGCAGAAACAACGCTGGACAGCTCGGTCTAAACAGCAATCCGGTTGTTTCAAAGTCTAGTCCGGAGCAGGTTGGGAGCCTAACAAACTGGTCTAAGGTTTCCGCTGGAGGCGCTCACACTGCAGCCATAAAAACTGATGGAACGCTGTGGGCGTGGGGTAACGGACAAGGAGGCACTATAGGCGACGGAACTGTTTACAGTAAAAGCAGCCCTGTTCAGATAGGCGCATTGACTGACTGGGCTAATATTGCGACCGGGAACGGCAACACAGTAGCCATAAAAACCACAGGGACACTTTGGTCTTGGGGTTACAACACCGTTGGTCAGCTTGGGCAAAACAACACGATAGCACGTTCAAGCCCCACTCAAGTCGGTGTTTTGTCTGCATGGAGCACTGTTTCAGCTGGCGTTTCTGGAGCTGGAACCACCAACAACACCCTTGCCATCTACCAAGGCGTCACCAACTAATGCCCCAGAAAACCTTCCACTTCCTCGCAGGCCTCCCCCGCTCGGGCAGCACCGTCCTCGCCGCGCTCTTGAACCAGCATCCCGACGTCCATGCCAGCCCAACGAGCGGCATGGGCGAGGTGATGTTTAACACGTTCAAGGCGTGGCAGGGCAGCTCGGCCGAGCAGGCGGCCCCCGATCCTGACCAGATCAAGACCGTCCTGCGCAGCATCATGGATGCCAAATACGCGAAGGTGGACAAGCCTGTCGTGATCGATAAGGCGCGGAACTGGGCTGAGGCATCGACCATTCAGGTGCTCAAAGACCTGCTGCCCTACCAGCCCAAGATCATCGCCACCGTGCGCAACATCGACGAGTGCGCGGCGTCCTTCGTCCGGATCGCCAAGCCCAACGACGTCGAGGACTTCCTGCGCAACAGCGACCTGATCGACCATCTGAAGAAGTCCTATCAGGTGCTGCTGTCAGGCTATAATCTCGACAAGTCCTGCTTCCTGTTCGTCGAGTACGACGACATGATGGCCGACCCGAAGAAGCAGCTGGCCCGCATCCACGAGTTCTTGGGCCTGAGCGACTTCGAATACGACTTCGACCACCTTGACGAATACGCCCCCAAGGAGCGCGACGAGGAAATCTGGCAGGTGCCGGGCCTGCACACGGTGGCCCCGAAGCTGGCCAAACGCCACAACGACGACCCGGCCGACGTGCTGCAGCACATGCGCCAGAACTTCGTGCAGCCCTGCTTCTGGCGCGAGAAGCCGCTGACGACCGAAATGATCCACCCGCTCGACATGCAGCTCGCTGCGGGGATCATCGGCGACTTTGAGAAGGGCGAGAAGATCGCGCAGGAGCTGGCGATCAAGGAGCCGAAGAACCACCGCGCGGCCTTCAATCGCGGCTGGTACGAGATGCGCAAAGGCCACCTGCACGACGGCATGATGCTCCTTGAGCGCGGCCGGATTGAGAAGGTCTTCGGCAACGAGAGGCCGAACGTGCCGACGCCGCTCTGGGACGGCAAGCAGGTCGGCACCGCGCTCTTG